CAGGCTGGGTTTTTTTATGGAGCAAATATGTCCGCAGGCACAATTAAGCTCACTAACGGCTCTACTGCAGTCGTCGGTACAGGCACTGCATTCACCTCAGATCTGAAATCGGGTGACGTTATTACCGCAACCGTCGGGGGTATATTCTTCACGCTATTTGTTAACGCAGTGACGAGTAACACCGCTCTTACACTAACTGACCCCTTCACCGGACCGACAACTTCCGGGCTGGCCTGGGTTGCCGTTCCGCAACTGACCCTCAACCGCATTACCGCCGCCCTGGCAGCTCAGACTGCCGAGTCGGTGCGCCGGGTACTGCAGGAGAATGCCAACTGGCAGGCTTTCTATTCTGGCACTGGTGATATCACTGTTACGCTCCCTGACGGAACACCTACGGGGCGTCCAGTGCCCGGCCCGTCATGGTCGAAGATGTCCAGCGCGTTAGATTCTGCGGTGCAATGGCGCGGAAATCTGCCATCAACTGCAAACCTTGACACCTACGGGCCAACATCTGCCGGGCAGTGGGGTTCTGGTGTTGCCAACATGCTCGCTGCAAACGGATTCCCGGAGGACGGCGCTCAGGGCATCTTTGAGGTATTCCGTGGTGGAACATACGGCTGCGCTCAGAGATATTTCAGCAATAGTGGAAACGCTTATTACCGCAGGCTTTCAGGATCATGGAATGGAACCAGACATTTACCTCGGTCGCCACCAATGCGGCCTTTATTAACCGCACTTGGACTCGCACCCTATCCGGAACTACATGGTCAAATTGGGACCCGCAAGGCAAAGGGGCGCTGAGTGATTTAGGTCTGGGTATGCCTGTGTCTCAAACTTCAGGTTTCGACTGGCAGACGGCATCTTTTCAAAATGGGTCGTTACTTAATGTGAATTCAGCCAATTGGGTTAACCCCCCGCCAGTATTAAGCGCGATGCCAACTAACAGTGTTTTCTTTCTTCAGGTGACAGGTCGTGTCGGGCTGGAAGCCGCATCCAGTGCCTGGGTTATGATTACAGCAACACAACTCCTTAACAACGGTTCCAGGCGTATATTTAACGTTTGCGGGTATGGTGCTATTGGCTCGAGGGTATTCACTACCACTGAAGCATTCACGACAAATACTACCATCCCAATTGCCAACGGTGGCACCGGTTCATCATCACCCTTCGGCACTACGGCTGGGAAGTTTGTGCAGGGTAATGACTCAAGGCTTGACACTATTGACGGGAAATCTGGAGGCACTGTTAATGGCGATGTTCTATCCACTGGAGGGAGGAGGGTTGGCTCTGATGCGTGGCGATCATCATCAAATAATGGAATATATTTATCAAGTACCGGTAGCGACTCATCGGCTCAAGCCTATGTAAACCAGCTTAGCGGCAATTGGTATCAGGATTCATGGTCTATTGGGGGAGTCAGAGGTTCAGGCACAGATCTTGACAGGGTTCAGCTTAACGTTAAAACCGGTGGTAATAATTATGGTTTTATATTTCGGGCTAGTGGTGTCGCTATTGCTCAGCAGTGGCAGGATTCATCAGATGAAAGGGTTAAGGAAGATATAAAGATCGTCGAAGACCCAATCACCAAAATGAAAGCATTTAATGGCGTCACCTTTAAGTATAAAAATGGAGGTTCCACCTCTGCTGGGTATATAGCGCAAAAGGTAAGAGAAGTTCTGCCAGAGGTGGTTAGCGAAAATCATGACGGCTTCCTTTCTATGAACGTAGCCGGAGTGGGGGCGTTGCATCATGAGGCTATTCTCGCCCTGGTTGATCGGATTGAATGTCTGGAGGCGAAGCTTGGTTTGCAGCCAGGCGTAGAAAAGGAGCCTGAAGAGATGGAAGAACAACCGGCTGTTCAGCAGTAATTATCATCAACCGCATTTACGATCACTCTGAAGAGAGAAAAAAAGCCCGTACGGGAACGGGCACAAATCCCTTAGTTTTGTTATCAATCCCGCGCTCATGACGCAGGTCGTTAACATATCGGCAGCATGAGCCATAACTTTAACAATGCAACTTCATAGATTGTCGACTGGCCCAACGGCAAAGCGAGCACGGGACATGCAGGCCACGCTTTAAGTGAAGAATGGGTATTAAGAAATGTTGAATTGATGCTCTATTGACTATATAAAAATGTATATGCTTTTTGTACAGCCAGCGGCTTGGAGGCATCGTATCTGTTATGAAATTCATCTGTCCTGTTTGCAGAAGTAATCGCTTGTTTTTTACCTCCTTGAATCCTGAGCAAAATCTGCCACACGGCGCGGTATGTTCCGTATGCGGAACCCGGCTTACTAAACGCTCCATCCTTCCCACGCCGCGCAGAAGGCGCTGGCCTAAACAAGTGGATTAAGTCCCTGCTGACACGAAGCGGGCTCCTGTCATCGCTACAATCCTCTGTGTCTTTCAAAGCTCAATTTTATTCCGGAAGTTCTGATACACCCGCCTGGTCAATTCGGCAGAGCAGCCCGATATGCAGCAGTAATTATCAATAGGCAACGCTTTCTTGATCTGCGCCCCCTTTAAAACTACTGTATATAAAAACAGTAAATGGAGTGCAGATCATGCCCCGCAAATCAGACATTCATAGCGCATTTGTCGCTGCCATACAGCTAAACCCTAAGGGCTACCAGTGTTTGCGCACTGACGACTTTATCCGCGAACTGGCTAAGGTGCACTGGCATTTCAGCCAGGCAGACGCCAACGAGTGGATAGAACGGTATCAGGATTTCTTCGTCGATAAGACGCCGGACGACAGCGAGAATCGTCTTTGGATGCTCCGCAATATGGGGAGGGTCCTGTAATGGGTTTCGTATCCCCAGCCACGGACTATGTGGAGCGCAGGCTCTGTCCTGAAACTATCTGCAACGTAGGTATCGACACCCGCTTTCTTGAAACATCATCGGGGTATGCGGTTATTGAGCCAGTCACTAGGCTTGTGCAGGGTCAGGTTCTGCTAATACTCGTTGATGGCCGAACGCAATTTGCGAAACTGAGGGGGAGGGCATTAATCACGGATGATGGCGAAGCGATCGAGGGCGAGGCTGCAGAAGAGGTCGAGGTAATGGGGCGGGTGACTTACTTCATCAACAGCGCAGACGCGGATGACAGGCCGGTGTAAAAGGAGCTCATAAAAAAAGCCCGCATCAGCGGGCTTCTTATCACTCGGGAGCCGCGGCTCCTTTGCGTATCCTTTTTTGTCCCCTCACCGTCTGGTCGGTGTCCTACTGAGACTGCTAACTTCCTGTTATTGCT